TTCACTATTGCTGAAGACGTAGAAGTTAAAGGTGCCGAATTAAAAGACGGCCTTTTAAAAGTGTCTATGGAAAGAATTGTTCCAGAACACAAAAAACCAAGAACTATTAATATTAAATAGTTTTTAAAACTAGAGGCGTCCTAGGCTTGACATTAGGACGCCTTTATGTTATTATGATACATCTATTATACAAAATAATAGTGCAAACAATAAACATCACCTTTAAAGTGATAAACAATTGAGGATAATATGAAAACAAAAAAACCAATGGTCTACAATAATGTTGACCACAAACTAACAAGTCCTTTTATTAGAGATTTAAAAAATAGAACGGCACTTGACCTTGCGTTTCAATCAGAGCAGCGTTGGGACGATAATCAAAAAACAAAATATGTAACAAGTTTGGTGACCGGTATGGCACCAAGTAAAATCGTTATTGCGAACATCAAAGAGTGTTTAGAAAACTCAGATGTTGGTAGTTATGATTATGATTACTTTAATAAATGGTACAAACTAAATTACGAAAGTATTTCTATTGACGGAAATAATCGTACTATTACAATCCAAGAATATATGGAGGGTAAAGTGAGTATTAAACATGGAGATTATTTGTTACCAAGTGGTCGAGTAGTACAGATTGATTCGTCAAATGATACATGGCCTAAACACCCTAGTGAGTTTAGAGATTATATCAATGATGAAGTTTCTGTAACCGTTTCAGAATATGTAAATGCTACAAGAGCAGATTTAACTTTATTGTTCTTAAATATTAATGATGGTATGACTCTTAATCAACAAGAAAAAAGAAATCCTATTTTGGTTCCATTTGCAAGTTGGGTAAGAGATATTACTAAGGAAACATATGACAGTATGTTATTCAAAGTCTTTCCTACAGATAAACAAAGAATCAGACGAGTAGTTGATGATTATATTGTAGGAATGGCAATCTATACCGCTTACGGTACAAGTGTCACAATTCAGGCTGCCGAAAAGAATAAGGCATATGAAGATAATTCAACTGTAGGTATGCAAACAAAGAGAGCAGGTAAAATCATTACAGACTTTGCTAACTTTGTAAAAAGAAATGCAGATAATGAATTGAAAGATTCAAGTACACTATTCAATTTGTTTATGGCGTATAACCACATTTTAGATAATAACTATGTTATCCAAGATGAAAATAAATTTTATGATTGGTTTATGGCCAAAGAAAACAAAAGAATTGGCGATACAAAGACGATTATGACCACTAAGGGTGGTGAAAGTCGTACCTATGCTTCATGTAATAATACAATGTCCTCACCAGAGTTAACTGCTCGATATGAGTATATTGTAAAAGATTTAAATGAAGTGATTGGAGAAGTCGTTTTTCTGAAAGATGAAAATAGACTATTCAATAAAACTGAAAGGTATCAGTTATGGAAAAACCAAAATGGTAAATGTACTGAAACAGGCGAATTGATTCCTGAATCTGAAATTAATAATGATTCGAAATGGGCTGCTGACCATATTGTACCTTTTAGTAAAGGTGGTAAAACAGTAATCGAGAATGGACAGTTGATTAATAAAACTGCCAATCTTAAAAAGAGTAACAAACTAGAGGTTGTTGCTTAATAAAACTAGAGGCGTCCTAGGCTTGACATTAGGACGCCTTTAGTATATAATGTATAACATGAACAAATGCGGAGTTAGTATAAAAGTAACACACTTGGTTTCCAACCAAGAGAAGATTGGGCAGTACAATCACTCCGCTCCAAAACAATTGAAAAAGGAAATATATAATGAACATAACTAGTGATACAGTTGCTATTCTGATAAACTTTTCAGATATTAACCAGAACATTCTGGTGAAACCAGGCAACAAACTTCAAACTATTTCAACTTTAAAAAATATATTAGCTGAAGCTGATGTATCAGAAAAGTTTGAACAAGAGTTTGCTATCTACGATTTACCAGAATTTTTAAGGGCTGTTGACTTATTTGATAAGTCAGAAATTGCATTTAATGGTGGTCAAAACCTAACTATTAAAGATAGTAATAGTAAACAATCAATCAAATATTATTTTGCAGACAAGTCGGTGGTAGTTTCGCCGTCTAAAATGATTACCATGCCTGATAAGTATGTAACATTTTCTTTGAAGAAAGATGTCTTTGACAAATTAATGAAAGGTGTAACAACACTTAATCTACCAGACATTGCAGTAAAAGGTAATGGTAAAGAGATTAGTTTAGTTGCAACTGACAAGAAAACACCAGCATCAAATGATTATTCATTTGTTATCGGAGAAACAGATAAGACCTTTACGGCTTATTTTAAAACTGAGAACTTTAAAATGATTAGAGATGATTATGATGTTGCGATTTCTTCACAAAAAATCTCACACTTTATCAATCGAAACAAACCAATTCAATATTGGATTGCAATCGAACCTGATAGTGAGTTTTAATCATGCTGTTCAGTAAAACTGAATGGCACCAAGTATCTTCTGAATTTAAATACGATTGTCCAGATGAAGCTAGTATAGAAACTTTTGGTTCTGTTGAGAGATTTAAAGAAATCTTATCACACCAAGAACAAGAGTTTAATTCTAAAATAGAACCTCATGGTGAAAAACCTACAGATGAGGAAGATGATATGCTTTGGGACTTTCTATCTGAACTAGATTATGAAAGAGAAGATGATTGGTGGACAGATAGGAAAGGTGGCTATGATGTCACATATTCCTATATAGTTGATGAAAATAAATAATGAATAAAGTGAGAAATATATTATGTCAGAATACCTATGGGTCGAAAAGTATCGACCAAAGAAAATTAGTGAGTGTATATTAAGTGAAGATATTAAGAATACATTTGCTCAATTCCTAAAACAAAAAGAAATACCTAATCTGTTATTAGCTGGTACTGCTGGTACTGGTAAGACTACTGTTGCTCGTGCATTGTGTGAGGAACTTGGTGCAGATTACATCATCATAAACGGTTCAGATGAAGGCCGTCAGATTGATACATTAAGAAACAAGATTAAGAACTTTGCTTCTACTGTATCATTAACTGAACATTCAAATCATAAAGTGGTGATTATTGACGAGGCAGACTATATGAATGCCGAGTCCGTACAACCTGCTTTGCGTAACTTCATTGAAACATTTTACAAAAACTGTAGATTTATCTTTACTTGTAATTACAAGAATAAGATTTTACCTGCTTTGCATAGTAGATGTACCGTTATAGACTTTGCCATTAAAAATGGTCAAAAAGTAAAGACAGCACAGGCGTTATTACAAAGGCTGGGCAAAGTCCTTGATGAAGAAGGTATTGAATATGATAACAAAGTATTAGCTGAGTTAATTCAGAAATATTATCCAGACTTCAGACGGACTATCAATGAACTTCAAAGATATTCTGTAAGAGGTAAAGTTGATAGTGGTATTTTGTTTAGTTTATCTGAGGCAAATACAAAAGAACTGGTCAAAATCTTAAAAGAAAAAAGATTTAATGACATGCGTAAATGGGTTATTAATAATCTTGACAAAGAACCGTCATCATTGTTTACTAGTGTTTACGAGTTAATGTATAAGTCTTTAGAATCTTCTTCTATTCCACAATCAATATTAATCATTGCTGGTTATCAGTACAAGTCTGCTTTTGTGGCAGACCAAGAGATTAATATGGTTGCGTGTTTGACGGAGATTATGGCTAACTGTAAATTTAAATAGAGGTCTATCATGTATGAACTGAAGGACTATCTTAAAGCTATTAATGAAACCAAAGAACCATTATTAGATACAGAGGACACGGTGTGGGAGAAAAAGTATCCTACATTTATTATTAACAAATGTTTATCTATGTTCTATGATACAATTATGCATAGTAACGAGATGAACGGACTACACTTTCTACCAAAACGGATGCAATTCCACTATTTTATAAATAGTATCCGAAAGAAGAAGCGATTTGGTGGGAAGTGGCTTTCACAAAAGAAAGTTAAAGACCTTGAAGTAATAAAAGAGTATTATGGTTATAGTAATCAAAAAGCAAAAGAAGCTCTTAACCTACTAACAGACGACCAAATTGAAATTATAACAATTGGCCTGAAAAAAGGTGGGAGAAAAAAATGAGTGAAGATACTATAAAATGGTCGCAAAGTGATATGTTAGAGGTCACTATTAAGCAACCAGATGACTTCTTAAAAGTCAGAGAAACCTTGACACGAATTGGTGTTGCAAGTCGTAAAGACAAAACACTATATCAAAGTTGTCACATTTTACACAAACAAGGTAAATATTACATAACACACTTTAAAGAATTGTTTGCCTTAGATGGTAAGAATTCTAGTTTGTCAACAAACGATATAGAAAGAAGAAACACAATAACATTATTACTACAAGACTGGAATTTAATAGAGGTAGTTAATACTTCTTTAGTTGAAAACAAGGCGCCATTAAGTCAAATCAAAGTTCTACCATTTAAAGAAAAAGGTGAATGGAATATGGTCGCTAAATATAATATAGGTAAAAAACCAGAAGATAGTAACAATGCAAGTACAACCGTTTAAAAATTACTTAGAAGAAGCTACAGGCGATAAAAAGTTTTTGCGTCTGCTCATTGTTACAGATGAGCCAGAAAGTGCAAAAGAATTTCATACAGCTGATAGATTAAAAGAAGAATGTGATAAGTTAAATTATCCGTTCTATCTTTTCAAATTAACTGGTGGTTATACAACCTATGAAGATGGTATCCGTAAGTTTCATAACAAAGACGATAAGAAAGGTTTTGAAGTAGGTGCAATGACAGTTGCTATCATTCGTGGTAGTGTTGTTAGAAAAGATAGTTGGATGGACTTAGTGTCTATGCTTGAAAGAGCTAATGCAACATTAGTAAATCCAAGAACTACTATCAATATGTGTGCCGACAAATACAGAACCTCTTTAAGACTTGCAGATTATGGTTTAAGACAACCAATGACCAAGTTAATCAATGACCCCGAAAACTCAGTTGATATGGTTGAAGAAGCTGG